GGTATATACCTACCTATGGTTGTATTCGTCCAAATCGACGCGATAACTAGGGCAAAAATAGTTATTGCCTGGGTATGTTGCTTATGGTACTCTTCGCGTAGTTAATGACCTTGGAGGGTTATCAAATGCAACGCGAAGTCTATGCGTCTACCATGACGGGCAAGTTAGAGGGTTTCCGGGCTATCAATAGCAATACGCGAAGCAATCCGTTTTGCCTCAAGATGTACGAGAACGCCCGCGCCGACGTTATTTGCCGCTCGTGTTATTCCCACGAAATGCTAAAGGCATACCGGGCAAACACGGTTCCCGCATTGCAACGCAACACGGACGTTCTATCTAAACCTTGGAATCCTGACGATGTTATTAAGCTCGCGGGCAAAGGCAGAAAAAGATTCCAGCCTGGAGAATATGTCCGAATCTCTGGACATGGCGAGATAGTCAACGCGGAGTATGTAGTCAACGTAATGCGAATCATTCGCGAGAACCCACAAGCGCGGTTCTCCTGGTGGACTAAGCGCCATCAACTAATTCGCCAGTATTGCGAAGCGAACGGAAAGCCAGAGAATCTCATTCTGGTTTATTCGAACCCAATAGTTGACAAGGTAATGACTAAACCGCCCGCGTGGTTTGATAAGGCATTTAATAACATTTCGAAACCGCACGAAAACGAAAACTGCACGGGTCAGAAATGCCGCGATTGCATGGCATGCTATGACCCCAAAAGCTCAACCAACGTTATTATCGAGAGGGTAAAGTAATGGGATTCAAACCTATGCTTCTGTTTAAGAATGGGGAGCGCAAAGGCAACGCGCAAGTTTTCGCGACAGAAAGCGAGGCCCGTGCAAGCGCGAAGTCTCTTTTCATGCGCTGGATTCAACCGGAGGGATTCGATGCGGAGGAAACTAACGACCCTGTTAACTATCGCCATGTGGACGGAGTCGATCACAGACTATAACGGCTCACGGAGTCGGGAGTCGGGGCCTCGCTTAGTCGGGGCCCTTTTTTTTGGTCGGGATAATAGTCGGGGCGGTCGGGGGTCGGGGTCGGGGCTTGGTAGGGTACTTGGTCCCATGTGGCAGGGCGTATGGGGGTCCGTGGGCATGGTGGGCATGGGCATGGGCATGGGCCTGAAAGTGTGCGTTATTTTCTAGCTAGAATATGTTGCTTATCGTGTGGGGATGGTGTTATTATCAGGGTGGGCGATATGCCCGGCACGACCTAAAAGGATACCAAAAATGACCAACGTAGTAGCACTATCACCTTGGACCACCACCGCTCCCACCATGCGCCTTCCGGTTCAGAACCAATACCCGGACAACATGGCGCGTTTTGTCGCTCCAATTGACCGCCGGGAACTATTCGATGGCCAGGGCAACAAAGCTTCCCATGTGGGATTGTTTGACGCTGCCCAATGCGTCGGCACCGTGTCGCCTAGTTACAAGGTGATCCAAAATCGGGTCGCCCATGACATGATGGAGGGTTCTATCCGCGAGGGTGGATACCATGGTGAACTGGATATTATCCCAACCCAGGGTGGACGCAGTGGCGGGCGCTGGAGTGTCCGTTACGTTCTGAAGGACCTGGGCTGGAATGTTCGGCAACATGGTAAACAACTCGAAACCAGGGTATCGCTCGAGATTCTCCTTCGGAATAGTTACGACAATTCTACCGGCACAAGTGTTGCCGTTTCGATGTTCGACCACTTCTGCGACAATGGGATGATCTTTAACAGTCTGGCCGAAGTCTTTAAGGCGAAGCACACCCGCCACGCCGAGGACACCATGTTCCGGGTATCGCCCGATCAAATTGCGACCGCGATGGTGGAGGCTAAAGATCAGGCCGATATCATCCGGAAGTGGGCGGACATGCATATCACGGCGAAGAGCGCTCGCGAATTGCTAAAGGATCTGAAGGCGGTAAAAGAGCACGTAAAAGAGGACAAGCGCTCGCCAGTATTTCAGACGCCCCGGAACGAACTTGANTTGCTTATGTCGCAGTTCGAGCAAGAGTCNGANNATCGCGGCCAGACTTTGTGGTCACTNGTTTCGGCTGTNACCGCATGGTCAACGCCACGCAATACAGCGGAAGCAATGCCATCGGTACGTCGTCGGCAAAACACTGACCCGCTCGCGTTAGGTGAGGGTCGCCAGGACCGCGCCGTAGTTTGGATTGCCAACCTGCAAAACATGGCCCGCGCTGCGTAGTCGGGTCACATACTGAAGACTGGGGTCGCCTTGTGCGGCCCTTTTCTTTGTGTCGGGTCGGGCTGTCGGGTCGGGTCGGTCGGGTCGGGATCGATGCTGTCGGGTCGGGTCGGGTCTGGGGTTCGGTTCCTGGGCCTTGGGTCTTGGGCTCTGGCCCCTGGGCCCTCCTACCCCTCCTCTAAACCCCCTTATCCTGGCCTGATCTGGCCTTATCTGGGTGCATTAATAGTAGTAGACAAGTCGTGTTTAGATCGATAAGCTAAGCCTAGCTTAGAGACAAACGGGGGTAGCTACCCCAGCAACCTTGGAGAAGATCAAATGGCTAATATCTGGAACCTAAAAATGAACACCCGCCTCGGCAAGTTCACCCTCGATTGGCTGGAGAATAAGGCCGAAGCCACAGCCGCTCGGCGCAAACGTGCCGGGATCATCAACGGCCTGATCGCGGACGCTCCCTTGAAAATTCGTGAGGAGCTTGATTTTCTCGACAGGGCGTCTATAGCGGCTGAGTCTCGGGCGAAACTTTCCGAAGTCGAGGTAAGAACCCTCCCCCAGGGAACGCACGCGGTTAAGGGTGTGGGCGCTGCCGTCCTGGGCCACCGCGTTAGTTGCGACACGCTCCGCGCCACGTTCGCTGGAGTGTTCGCTAACTAGCTGAGAATCAAACGGGGGCTGGCAAGGTGCTGGCCCCCACTAACTAAGAATGGATAAGAAAATGAAGAAATCAGTTTTAACCTGCGCCGCCGATCTTAAAGAACATTTCAATTCGGAATGGCCGATACCTCCCAGCGAGACTACCGCAGCGGAAATGATCCAAAACGAAATCTTCCGGCTCTTCCAGATCGACTACCGTGAATTCCCAGGCGACGCCGCCGCCATGATGGGAGGCTTCCAGCCCAAGGGCGAACTAAAAGAGAATGCCCTGAAACGCCTGACCATGTACCGCCCCGTTGCGGTAATCCCAGCGAAGAATCTAGATGAGGTTTCTGCTTTCGGCAATTACCAGGGCGGCGATGTCTTGAAGGTTGACCGCATGCATAGCCTGAGTGTCGGCGACATTGTCATGGATGAACGCGACAGACTCTGGGTTGTCGCTAATAGTGGCTATCAGCAACTGGACCCACAGGGCCCGTCGTCATGCGTTGCAGCTCTTGGGATTTTGCTGGAGCTCGACGAGGCTCAAGCAATCGTGTTCCGTCATCTTAGGCTAGCCGCATCTGACCTTGACGGGATGAAGGCGAGCGAAGCCGGCCAAAATGCTGGCGGGCCCTACGAGTTCGACGGAATGCAAACCGACGAATACTAATCAATAAACCGGGGGCGGGCGCAGTGTTCGCCCCCACTAACTAAGAAGGGAAAAGAAGATGAACAGTAGAGCCAGGAGACGGCGCAACCGTTTTATATTCAGAGCGATAATGTCGCTTTACTTTCCATTGGGAATTTTCACTTGCATTGTGGGAATTGCTGCTTGCTTTATCGGACTCGGTATCGCAGTCGAACAGCTCACCTTCTAATCCAACCGAGAGGCTGGGTCCCTTTGGGGCCTAGCTTTTCTGTCGGGTCAAGTGATTTATTATTGCGTACCCCCCTGGGTGGGGTTGACACAGATTTAGCCGCGTAGCGTATCCCCCACCCATAATCACCACAAAATTCAATCCGCTTCACAGGAATTAGGAAAGCCGTGGGCCGTGGTTGTTGTTACTTGATTATTTCTTGTCGCTATAATTTGGCATCTTGTGCCTTGCCCTAAAAGATTTGACGTAATCCGCAGTACTTTCCGTGCGGCACTCCTCGAAAACCCAGTCGGTCATCATGTCGAGCTTGAAAGCGTCGAGTTCACCTGACGTGGCTGTGTCTACAAGGTCTCTTATCGCAGACCTGTCGAGGTTCCCTCCTTTGTCGATGGTTTCGGCAATCGACTTTGCCATAGCTTTGGTTATTTTCACTCCGACCCCCAGTTTCTCGTAGACCTCGACCATGTCGAGCACTTCGTTCCAGTCGTAACAAATGTGCCCGTCGTACTCGAAGGGGTCTTCAATGCCCTTTGGCGGAAACACGTCATAGTCGATGTCCCGACCTATCCGGCAAATCTCAATTTCGACACCGATCCTCTTGGCAATCCGCTTGGCCTTTGCTCTGGCTGTCGCGTAGATATCTTTTTTCTTTGTCTTCGGCTTGGAAAATCCAAGCGCCTCATCTAGCAGTGAGATAAATAATGACTTTGTCATAGACTTCTCCAAGGTTGGAGGCCCACGACTTTCCTAAGTCCCGCATCGAACGCGGTTTCATATTCACAATGTCAAAGAACAGGTAGCACACTAAGTATACCACACCCGATTTTTAAAATTGACCGAAACCGCCTGATTCCGCGTGTTTTGGGCTGGTCCTAGAAATAAGTCATTGAACGTAAACAAAATATTTTTTTCAAAAATGCAAAGAAAAGGCTTTTTTCGATTTTCATCAATTAGCGTAGAATGCCCATGAGTTTGGTTTTATCGGGTATCCCCATGGTTCAGAAGAAATTAGAGAGCGGCAGTAAGTACAACCCATTGGACCTTGATGGGGATGGGATTGTCTCCGACAGCGAACTAGTGGCGTCAGCCGCCCTTGATATGCATGAGAAGCAGGATGCTCAGAGAAGGATGGCCTGGGTTGCCATGATCGCCATGCTGGTCTTTACCGCCATGGTCTTCCTGCCAATCTTTCCGGATTCACGGATTAAGGCCCTATCTGACCTATTCAGCCTATTTTACATCGGTATGGCTGGTGTCGTTTCAGCTTACTTCGGGGCCGCTGCCTTCATGTCTCGAAAGAAATAATCGATTCAATCCAGCTTAAAGTTCGGCAAAATGTAGTTAATTAGAGGCTCGACAGGCCGGGGAGGCTTTTCCCTGGGTATCGGGGGCAGCACCCGTGGCTCCTCAACCTTTTCAACTTCCTTTGGAGGCTCTTGAGTTGACAGAGAATCGGCCCTGCGGAATAGCTCCGAGTCCAAGATCCGGATGTACTCAAGCTCGGGGCAAAGAAGAAGCAGCACACAAGCAGATAAGGGCAAACTAGCCACCAGAGCCCTACTGCTCCTGAGCGGACTGAGCTTCTGCTTCGATTAGGCGCTGTATGGATTGTTGCGCCATATTTTCGATTTTTTCAAAAGTTTCGGCGTTTTCTATAAAGAATCCGGCGGGGTCTTCGAGTCCTATCTCTGAGAGATAGTAAGCGGCTGCCTCAGCCTCTTTTTCCTGCCCCGCGCTATTTGCGAGGACATAGTCCTTCACGCGAATGTAGATTTCTTCAGGGCCCTCTTTGTAAGGGACTGGTTCCTTTGTTTTCCAATAGCGACCCATGATGCGGCCCGACTTAGGAAGATCGCCAAGTACCTTTTGGATGTCAGGATCGCGGAACGCTATGTGGGAAAGCTCATGCCTTAGCGTATTCTTCCCAGCGGGGGATATGCCCTCACCGGTCCCTTCCCTAAAATAGTTCACTGATTTTCGGCTTCCGGGGTCCACAAAACCAGATGTTTTTTCTGACACAGGAATGAATTGCTGGGAAAAAATCTTCTCGTTCGCTCCAGAAAATTTAGCCTGTTCGACGAAATCCCTCAGATCCCCCGGCTCCATTTCCACCATCCCCGATATGTTAGTGACCGTAGAGCCAGCCGGGACACCGTATATTTCACCCTTCATGTAGCCAAGTTGTGCCATTGGGTCTTTGCCCCCACCAGCCACTTGCTCGACAACCATATCAAGCTCTGTCTCGTCCGCCCCCCTCTGCTGTTCCGCAAGAAAAGAGTCAATAAGGACTTGAGTGTCAGCATCCTGACTGGCAAAAAACTTTTGTTCCCTGGGGGCCATCTTGTAGTCAGCAAAAGACTCCCTCGCCATTTGTTCAGGCTTTGTCCGGGGAGTGGGGCGACCGCCCTGCTGCAATGATCGAATGCCGTACATCGCTACTTTATAGCACCACTAGGAACCCACCCCTAGTATCAATAGCCACAAGTCATCTCCTCGCTCGGTTTGTTTGCTCATCACCAAACGTGGCTCGCTCCGTGTGGTTGCTTTTCTGCTCTACTGGCTCGCTCTGTTGTGCTGCTCGTCATTCTCTATGGCTCGCTCTCTATAGTTGCTTTTCGCGACTCTTGGCTCGATCAAGTTTGCTGCTTTTCTCTCCATTTGGCTCGATCAAGAAGTCTGCTTCTCTTCGCATTTGACTCGTTCACCGGTTTTTGCTTTTCGTTCTTTTTGGCTCGCTCCAACGCACTGCTTTTCCGATGATATGGCTCGCTCCCTCAACATGCTTTTCTTTTTGATTGGCTCGCTCCACGTGAATGCTTTTCAGGCGATATGGCTCGCTCCCTTTATATGCCTTTCCGGTTTTCTGACTAGAAGTATCGCACTTAGAGTAAGTCACTGTGCGCGAATGTCAACTCATTAGTCATTGGTGTTCGACAGTCCCAACCGACTTGTGTAGGCTCCCGCCCTTATTAAGCCAAAGTAAGGGAATAAAATGCTCCGGAAGAAGATTCTTGAAAAAGCCCTGCAACTCGTAACAGGGGACCGAGAGAAAACACACGGAAATCCTCACAAGCTATACGCGCAAACGGCAAAATACTGGAACGTCTACCTTTACGGAAAAGATGGGAAGCCCCTTGAACCCCATGACATCACTCAGCTTGTGGTCCTTCAGAAGATAGCCCGCTCTCAAAACGGTTTGATGAACATCGACGACTACGTCGATACCGCTGGATATGCGAGCTTATCGTATGAACTCAAGGCAACCCTCGATGAATAACGGAGGGAACGCCGGAACCTACGAAGCCCCGCCCTACGCAGGAGGAAGTCATAACGTAACTCACACGGACGTAGGCGCTCTATCCATGCTCAGTAGGCTCGGCTGCAAAACACTATTGGATGTCGGATGCGGTGTAGGCGGCCAAGTCAAAGCAGCAGAAAGAGTGGGCTTTAAGGCTTTCGGCATCGATGTGGACCCAGTTGTGCTTGGACCCCCGAATATCGCCCTAATCGACCTCTGTAAGGCCCCTGTGGTGTTCCCAGAACAGTTCGATGTCGTGTGGTCTGTGGAGGTTGCTGAACACATACCCCCGGAATATGCAGGAAACTACCTAGACACCGTCTGCAACAATGCAAAACGCATACTCGTGATGACTGCTAGCCAAGAAGAGGTGCCGGGTCACGTAAACATTAAGCCACCAGGGTGGTGGATGCATCGTGCAGAAATGAGGGCGATGCAGTTTTCACCCGAATTAACAGCAATGCTCAGGAGATTCTCCACCATGACCCGCGATTTCATGGAAAAAACGGGGATGGTTTTTGTGAGAATGGTCTAATTAACGTCCTTGGCCCCTGTATTTCTTCCAATTCAAGCGTTTTTGCTTGTTTTTTGGCCTAGAGCGGACGCCGCAACCTATAGTTGTCTTCTTTCTGAGCGGAACGGGGTGCCACGCAGTCTGCGTTACCTTGCTAGCCACGATTTTTCCTCTTCAATGGGGCAACTCTACGGGGTTTTCCCGCCGGTTGACCTAGTCTTTTTTTCTGTTTGACCCGAGATTTTTTCTCTGAAGGGGTCATTTCCCCAACAGTCTTAGGTGTCTTTGAGGAAACACGCTTCTTGGGGCGGCAGTAAGGGGTTCCCCGCTTCTCGCTTTTCTTGCGGCCACAAGGCTTCCCGGTTTTAACGTCAACCCAATCTTCCTTGAACCACCGCTTGAGCGCGGCACCTTTAGGAGACTTGCGAACGCGCCCCCCAGTGCTTACTTGCTTGCTCGTATTAGCTCGACTAATTGCCATTACTTGTCGCGCTTGCCCATGTCATTAAACAAGTTAAACAATACTGTGATCTTGTCTTCAAGAACCTTAATCCGCACGTTGACTTCAGAGCGGAATGCAACGCCAATCGCAGCGATCATAACGATCCCCGAGATTATTGGCCAAAGCTCAACAACATCATTCATCAGTACACCTTATACCGCTTGCGGCGCATTACAGCACCACACCCCTTAGTTACACTGCCGCCTCTTGCCATCTTCTTCGCCTTTTCGCCCCAATTCTTTGCGCCAACCTTGCGGCACTTAGCGATAGCTCCAGATGCATAGGCACTGGGAAAAACCCTATATCGGGCCTTTACTTTCTTATAGCAAGCATCTTTTGAGGCAGATTCAGCCATCTCGTTCACTCTTGTTTAGCTTTATTATAACACCACTAGAATTTGGTTTGGGCGATTTTCCACCACTTGAGGGGATTTTGGGGTTGTTTTTGAGCGAAGCAGTGGTTGAAGTCGTTGCGTCTTAGTGCTTCAATGGCATCTTAGAGGCTACTAGGCGAACGCCTTACCAACTCGCCCCTACTGTACGGTTGCTTTTAGCGCACCTATGAACATCTTAGGCGAAGTATATGTATAATCAACCATCTAGCCAGTCACCTGCAATGTTCGGTTCTCAACCGGGCGGGGCTCAAATGCAATCGGCCCCCAATTTGCCCCCTGGAAACGCCCCAGGTCGAGAATACTTCAATCACTCAATGGCAACTTTTACGAACGCCATGCAGCCCCCAACTGGGATGGTGCCGCAAGGGATTAGCTCCTTAGTCCCCGGTTATTATTGGGGTGGAGGTGTTTCTGCCGCCGCTGCCGATGCTGCTGCTGAGTCAATGTCATATGACGCCCCTAATGTCTCAGTCGATGGAATGTTTGGTGGCATCTCTCCGGGTTTGGGTGGAGATGCAGATACTAGTGGTAACGTAGCCATTGACTTTGGTTCAGTCTCCGCAGCAATGGACGCTGCTCAAGCTCAAGTAGATGCTGAAGCCGCCGCCGCCGCAGCGAGCGCAGTGGAAAATGATATTGGATTTAGTCAGGCTGATGCCGATGCTGCCGTTGCTAACTCCATAGCCCAAGCCGAAGCCATGGCCCAAGCCCAAGACTTTCAAGATATGGCTTCGGTGGTCCCGACGTTAAGCTCAGCGGCCACCGGAGTGGCTCAGATTGCGTCGAATGCCGGTGCTCTTGGTACAGGAGGTATCGAAGGTTATGACGCTTTAGCTGCCTCCATAGCTCAAGATCAAGACCAAGCTGCCGTGGACTCACTTAATGATGCATCCAGAGGCGCGACTGCCCCGGCTTACGACATTGGGGCAATCACCGCATTTGTAGAGTCACAAAGAGGAGAGCCCCCGGTTACCAGCACTGGAGGCCAAACAAATCCTACTGAAATAGATTTTTCAACTGAGGCGCTTAACTCTCTGCAAGACATTGGCTATGACGTTGATGTCCGTTCAGGAGGTGTGACTGGGTCTAATTATCAGGGGGCTGGGGCTACCCCTTCAAAGGGAATGTCGATAATGCCGTTTGGAACTATTTATGACAAGCCAACGGCAGAGGCCGAAGAGGCTGTTGCCAGAGCCCAAGAATTCGAACAAAAGGGGTTTGGAAGATTTCTCCCAGGGGCAAAGACTGTAACGCAAAACCCATATACCGGTGAGGTGAGCAAGGGGTACGGCTTTGGTTTTCAGGATGCTGTTGGGCTTGGTTTAGGCGCTCTTAATCCTGTCCTTGGTCTGGGTTACTCAGCTTACAGGGCGGGTCAGCCTACCCAAGTAGGTCTCGATTACAGCACTGGGCTTGGCAGTAGCGACTTCGGCAATCCAGACATGGAGGGGCTTCCATCTGTAGGCGTCGACATTAGCGAGCCTGATGCCGGTGACCCTGACGGGGGCAATGGCGGTGACCCTAACGGTGACCCTAACGGTGACCCTAACGGTGGCAATGGCGGTGGCTCTGGTGGGTCCGACCCAAATACTAGCCAGTACGCCCTGAATCCCTTGGTCTATCAAGCATATGCGAATCTAGGGCTTCCTGTTCCCGGCAATGTCCCGCCGTTTCGACGCGTAAATATCCCGACAAGTCGATTCGTTGTTTAATGGCTGACACCCACGCTCTGTCTGGCTTATCGAAAGACAAGCTGACGGAATACGTCC